CCAGTTGGTTCTATTTACATGAACGCTACTGTGGCTACTAATCCTGCTACCTTGTTAGGCTTTGGTACTTGGGTAGCTTTTGGAGCAGGTAAAGTACCAGTAGGTATTAATGCAAGTGACTCAGACTTTGACACCATAGGAGAGACTGGCGGTAGTAAAGATTCAATCATACCCACACACAACCATGCAGCAGGAACTCTTGTAAACGCTTCTGCTGGAGCGCACCAGCACACAACTGGAACAGGCAGATCAGCAAGCACTGCTGGTGGTACTATAGGTTATTTTTCTGGTTTACACGCTGGAGCTGCTGGTACAGCCTTGTCAACTACAGACTCACAAGGCGCACACGTTCATACAATATCAGGTGACACAGCTAATGCAGGTGAATCAGCAACAGGTAAGAACTTACAACCGTACATCGTAGTTTATATGTGGAAGCGTACAGTTTAATTTAAAAAGGATACATTATGTGGCAAGCAGTAGTAGGGGCGCAGATAGTCGGTGGTCTGATGCAAAACAGAGCAGCCAAGAAACAGGCTGCAGCAATGAACGCACAAGCAGCAGCACAGGTTGAAGCTGCTCGGATAGCTGCTGAAGAACAACGATTTAGACCAGTAGGTATTACTACTCGGTTTGGTTCTGCTACGCCACAGTTTACTGACAATAGATTAACAGGCTACGACTATCAAGGTAGCCCAGAAGTAACTGCTCTTCAAGATCAGTTGAGTAGAATATATGGTTCTAGTCTAGGTCAAGCTGAACAAGCTGCTGGTTATCAACCACAGTTTGAACAAGCTGCTCAAGGTTTATTTGCATTAGGACAACAAGAGATGCCTCAGAGTAGAGAGCAGATCATGGCAGAGCAACAGGCTTTGCTACGTCCTTATGACATTGAAGAAGAACAACGATTAGCTGCTAGTGTGTTTGGTCGTGGTCGAGGAGGGCTAAGTGTTGGTGCTGGAGGTAATCCAGAACTACAAGCACTAGCTGAATCTCGTAGCCGTAGAGATCAACAGTTACTAGCTAACGTAGACCAAGCCTATTTAAACAGAGCAGCATCAGGTGCTAACTTGTTTGGTCAAGGTGCTGGACTACTAGGTCAAGGATACACAATGCAGCAAGGCGCACTAGCTCCATTTACAAGCCAGTTCTCTACTGCTCAGGGGTTAGAACAGGCAGCACAACAACCAATGGATATAGGCACAGCATTAGGACAAAAAGTTACGACAGCTAACACTAACGCATCTAACACCATGCTTGCAGGACAGTCTGCTGCTGGTAACTTACAGAGACAAGCTGCTACCGCACAGGCACAACAGATGGCTGGTATGGGTCAAGGCATATCTAACTTAGGAACTATGTATGGTATGGGTATGTTTAGTCCTGGCAATCCTTCTCAAACTGCTGCTCAACAAGCTGCTCAAACTCAAGCAGGTCAACAAGCATTAGGTATAGGTGGTTATCAACGACCTACATCAAACGTATAATAATAGGGAATAAATATGGCTAGTTCAATCGCATCTTTGTTTGGTCCAACTGCTGAAGAGATTGTATATGATCGTAATCAACAGGAAAAACTAAGACAACAAGCACAGCTACAACAATCACTTGCTGGTCAAGAGACTCAGGCAGCTAGGGACTTTTATCAGTCTGGTTACAACATAGCTATGGGTGTTGGTAAAGGATTAGCTGGTGCTTTTGGTTACTCAGATCAGATGACTGACCCACGTATTGCTAAGTCTATAGCTATGCGTAAAGCATTTAGTGACCTTAGTGCTGAGGACTTAAACGATCCCAGTAAGATTGCTATGATCTCACAGCTTGCAGATCAGTATGACTTACCTGAGTTAAAACTGTGGGCTGCAGACAGAGAGCGTAAGCTACTAGAAGAAGAATCTACTAGACAAAAACGAATAAACGATGCAAATAAAGCTACAACTAAAGGACATGGGTTATATTCAGTTCCAGGTGTTGAAGGGACCCAACAAGGTTACATTGTAGAACGACAAGGACAATCACCTACAATTTATTTATCTAGTACTAATCAACCTGCTCCTCCTGATACTAAAAAATACATAGCTCCTCCTTCTTCAGAAACAGGGCAAGTAAGTAAGTCAACAAAGTTTGATATAGGTAAAGTAAAACAATATTTTAAGTCTCAAATTGAAGTAGACGAGTTAAGTGAGAACGATCGTTTAAATCTTTATCAAGACGCTGCTGGTGATGTAGCCGAGTTAATGAAAAGAGAAAACTTAAGTGAAACTGAGGCTAGAAAACGAGTAGTAGAAGACTACGTTGCTAATCGTGTTAGGGATAGAGAGCTTTTCTTTAGCCCAGGAAGAAATGATTTAGAATATGTCAGACCTTCTAATACAACAGAGACTACTAGACAAGAAGCAAAACCTAAAGCAGAACAACAAACTAGTTTAGATAATTTACCTGCTGAAATATCTAACATACAGTTTGACGAGACTTCTGGAGAAAGACCTGCTTTTTTAGAAGATGGGACAGTAGTTATCATGAATGCTGACGGTACTATAAAGACAACTACACCTATTAAGTTAAGTAAAGAAGAAATGCGAGAGCTTGGAATCCAGGAATAATATGGCACAACAACCTAAAGTAACTTACATTCGTTCTGCTGAACAACAAGAACAGCCTGTGCCTACTGAAACACCAAATGTAACTTACCTGCGTCCTCCTTCTAAAGCAGAAGAATTTGCTTATGGGTTTGAGGCAAGTAAAACAGACATAGGTTATGGGTTAGATTACATAAGAGCAAAGACTCCTTTTGGTTCTTTTAGATCAGGACCAGAAGGTTTTAAGTATTATACTGCCAAAGATATATATGGAGAAGACTTTGAAGATTTAACTGAAGATCAAAGAAGAGAACGAATACTTCAAGTAGATAAAGAAGAAGTAGAACAAAATAATTTAGCAGTTACTTTGTATGGTAAACAGGATTCTCCTTCATCTTTAGCAGGAGGATTTGTAGGTTCTTTAGCTTCTCCTACAACATTAATTCCAATAGGAGGAGCAAGAGCAGGATATAAAGCTGTTGCTCTAGGCTCTGCTATTTTAGGTTCTGAGTATAATATACTAGAACAACTAGCTACTAAAGGAGAAGTAGACTTAAAAGAAACAGGGGCTGTAGGTGGTATAAGTGCAGTAGGTGGTGTAGGTTTATTAGGTGCTGGTAGGGCTACTGCTAAAGGTTATAATAAACTTAAACAAGTAATCTCTAAAAAAGATAAAGCAACTCCTGAACAAATTTTAGAAGCTAAAACTAAAGTAGACGAAATAGACGAAGTTACTATGGAAGCGGTAGAGCAAGATATCTCGAAAGAAGATATGCCTAAGTTTTATCAAGATCGTCTTAACATGTCTGCTGATGAGATAGCAGAAACTGTTGCTTTGTCTCCAGATAAACCACAACCTTTTACTAAAGTAGAATCTTTTAATGCAAAGATATTAAATAATTTAGGTTCAGGAGAAGAAGTTGCTACTAAATATGTAGGAGTAAAAGACATACTTCTTCCTCAAGCTGATGTAATAAGAGATATAAGTCCTCAGTTGTCAAGAAGAATGAGAGATTATCATAGATTAATTTTAGAAGGTAGAGCAAATTTAAAACCTATTGATAATTTATATGATGTATTTAAAAAGATGCCTTCTAATGTACAAGAAGATGTTAACGATTTGCTTTTAAATTTAGATGCTCTTAATGCAACTAAAGTTAAAAAGATATTTACTAATATAGATTCTAAATACGGTAAAGATTTTGATGATTGGTTTAAAGTATTAAAAAAACAAAGAAGTAGAATAGTTGATGGAAGCAAAGGAAAAATAAAATTACCTGACAATCCTTATTATCTTAGAAGAGAAATAAAAGATTACAAACAATTTAGAAAAGATATTGGTAAGCCTTTAGAAAATAGAATTACTACTGCTTTAAATGACAGGGCTAAAAGGTTAAAAGTTAATAAAGCAGATTTATCTGATGAGGATAGAGACTTTATTTCTAACGCTATAGTAAGAGGATTAACTCCAATAACAGATAAAAGAGGAAGATTGATAGCTAAGTCTTCTAGTCCTGATGCAAAGCCTAGTTATTTAAAAGGTAGAAAAATAGGATATGTAAGTAGAGACTTACAAAAACATTACTATAATCCTTTTGAAGCATCTCAAAGATATTTAGAACAATCAGAAAGAATGATTAGAAAACAAGAATTGTTCGGTAAGTTTTCTCGTTACAAAGGAAATACTTTTGATGTTGATAGTTCTGTTGGCAGTTTAATGGATGAGCTAGAACAAGTAGGTAATCTTTCTGACACAGATATAGACATTGTTAGAAATGTATTTGACGCTACTTTTAAAACTGGAGAGCAAGCAGTAGGTAAAGTAGCTAGTGCATATAAGCAGTTAACTTATGCTAGTTTTTTAGCTAACTACGCAACTTCAATAGTTCAGTTAGCAGATGCAGGTATAACTGCTTGGGTTCATGGGTTCAGACATACTTTAGGTTCAATGTTATCTGGTGGTAAAAACAAACTAAGCGTAGAAGAATTGTTTATGCTTGATTCAACTATAGCAGAAAACTTTTCTTCTGGTGTAAAAACTAGCAGAAGTTTAGATTTACTAATGAAAGCATCTGGTTTTAAAATGTTTGATAAATGGGGCAAAGACCTTGTAGTAAACGCTGCGTGGAGAAAGGCACAATCTCAAGTAAAAACTCCTAAAGGAATAGCTAAATTAAAAAAAGAAGTAGGTGATGCTTTTCCTAATGACTTTGATGCTTTTGTAGACGAGCTTTCTAAAGGACAAATTACAGATAGAACTAAATCTTATTTGTTTAGTAAGTTGTCAGATCAACACTTGACCTCTCCTTTTGAGATGCCTTTAAAGTACGCTCAAATGAAAGACGGTAGGGTTTTATACACATTAAAAAGTTTTACTTTAAAGCAAGCAGCTTTAATGAGAACTAGAATAGCTAATGAATGGAACACAGGAAATAAAAAACAAGCAATGCGTAATGCTATTTCGTTTATGTTGCTTGTTCCTACCAGTAACATGACCATTCAGTTAGGTAAAGATTTAATGCTAGGTAGGGATATTGATTTGGAAGGTGAACTAGGTGATAGGTACTTTGACAACATCTTTAAAGTCTTTGCTTCTTCTCAATATGCTGTAAATAAGTTATTTAAACAAGGCAACTTGAGTGAATTTGTAATGGACACCTTTGCTCCTCCTCTTTCTGTGTTAGATAATGCAGGTGCTGGTGCTATAACATTAATACAAGAAGGTGAGTTTGATCCTAAATTAGTTAAAGACCTGCCGTTTGCAGGTAAGTTTTATTATAACTTTTTTGGTGGTGGGTTAGAAAAATATAACGAGAAAAAAGAAGATAGAGAATTTAAAGAATTATATGGAGAAGAGTAATGTCTACTATTGGTGAGTTTTTTAATAAATTAAAGATAGGACAAAAAAGTAAATACCAGTTAGAACGAGAGGCTACTCCTGGAATGAACCAGTTTGGTACTCGTAGTGGACCTGACTATGCTGACATTAAAGCACAAGAAGAAATAAACCGTAAGGCTGGTGTAAATCTTAAAAGGTTTGATGGTAAACTTAAATCAGGTGAGAAGATAAGAAACATAGGTGGTGTTTCTTATGTAGTTCCTGCTATCTCTGAACCTAGTGTACCTATACAACCGTCTACTCCTTACACGCCACAAAGTTTTAATCCACAAGTAGAAGGTGTGCAAGCTCTTTCTCCTTTTGGTATGTTCGGCACTGAGTTTACTCCACTAGAAGACAGGGTACAGCCTGAAACAGTTAAAGATGTAGTCACACAAGAACTAAAAAAAGTACGAGAAGAAGAAACAGCACGAGAAGAGAGTCCTTATGGTTATGGTTTGATGCAAAGTGCTGGCTTTAAGACTGAACCACGACAAAGAATAGATCTACGGACAGGAGCTAAGACTTTTGATAGACCTGGTGACGATGCTGGTGATTCTTTTTTTAAAATAGACCAGTTTGGTAAAGGCGCGCCAGATGCTGCTGTTGTAGCAGGATTAAATACTGGAGAGTTTTCTCAAGAAGATGAATTTAAGTATCTTCCTAGCACAGGTAAATCTCTTAAAGATAGAACAGGTCGTACTGCTGGTATGGATTTACTGTATGGGTTGTTAGATATTAAAGGTAAGGCAGGACCAGAAACACCTGAACAACAAGCTAGGGCAGACGCAGCCGAGGAGGTTAAGAATGAACTACTTGAGAAACAATTCATAGCACAAGAATTAGTTGATGCTGGTGTAATAGACCGTAGACAAGTAAGTAACCCTACTAGCGTAGATAAAGTAAACGAGATATATGAGGCAAGAAAAGAAGATCCTTCAGCTAATAGACCTGAAGTAACCTATGGTGATTTTGGTAACATAATAGAACCAGTGAAGCGTCAAGGTTTAGTTGCTGATCTTTATGAAGCAGCTAATATAATTGGACCTGTTACAGATGCAACTTCTGCATACCAGAAAAGTATGGTAGATGCTGATAAGAAACGAGCAGAAGAAAATAAAAGTGAAGGACTGTTTACTACTACTCAAGAGTATGGAAGAAGAATCCAAAAAAAGAGAGCCGAGGAAAAAGAGTTAATGGCTTTAGGAGAAGCAATGGGTATTGATATTAATGAATTACCTCCTGAGGTAGTATCACCTCCTGCTATTTCAAGGCAAGCCAGAGTAGTAGGAGAACCTGTTATTGAAAAAGCAGTAGATACTATTGGATTTAATGAGGATGAATGGGAAGCATACAAGCAAGGTGTTGCAGATATTGAGTCTTCAGGTGGAGATTATACAGCCACTAGTGGTCAGCATCTAGGTAAATATCAAATGAATAATGATGCTAGGGCTGATGCAGCAGAGTCAATGGGTATTGACAATCCATCTAAGAAAGATTTCTTAGCTAATCCTAAGTTACAAGAGCGTATGTTTGCTGAATATACTAGAAGAAATTACTTACACCTAATGCAGAAGAGTACTGAGTTTAGGGCAATGAGTGAAAAAGAAAAGTATAGTACTCTTGCTAGGGCGCAGCTTGGTGCTGAAGCATTAAGAAAAACATTAGCAGGATTAACGCCAGATAAAATAGACGCTAACAAAACTAAGTCTAGTAAGTTTAAAGACTCAGTAGAAAAAAGACTTAATAGTATTGCTAATAACAAAGGTGGGTTTGAAGGAACAGGTGAATTTTAAATGGAGCAGTTCATCATTAACTTCTGGGAGATAATCTCAGGACTACTGTTCGTAGTGTTCTTAGCAATAACTTGGAAGGCAGAGATTGGGGCGCGCATCTCAGTGTTAGAAGAGAAAGTACGCGCCCTGTTTGATCTAGTTAATAATAAGAAAGATTAGATCTCACAAGCTCCTGCTGTACAAGCCAGAGTCTGCGCTCCTTCCACATTGTCATCAATCTCTATGAGGCTATTCCACTCAATGCTCTTTGGCATCTTATGAAGGAGTTCTTTATACTCCTCTTCAGTGCATTCCTCATAGGGTGCTTGCTTATATGTCCCACCATCATACGGCAAGAAGCTAACACCACTGACATCATCAAAGTTCTTCCAGATCCATGACCCTACCTCAGGCCACTCATGCTCCTCAACAGAGATAGTGACTGACGGCTTATGCTCACACCAATGCTTCTGATACATCAACCACAACTCTAAGTGTTCGATAGCTGTGATGTCCTCACGCAGTAGCGCACCATCAGGTGACTTCTTAGGGAAACTAAAGACAGTAGTAGACTCTGGTCGTAGCACACAGTCCTCAGACGGTATGCCCTGCTCAGTCATGAACGTGGAGAGAGGATCTTTCTTATCGCCTCGTACCCTGCGCACATAATACTTACTGTGTCTCGTATGAATCCCAGAGGCAGAGTCAACAAGCTGACTAACAGTGCCAGAAGGCTTAATACAAGTGATGGCAGCAGATACAGGGATATTAAGCTCAGTGGATAACTGTAAGTTTGTATCAACCGATATGTCTCTGAGTCCTTCAAGCATTGCCTTAGTCTTATCACTGGTTTCTCCCATGAGTTTGTTGTCCAGGATACCCGTCAATGACACACCGAGTAACCTCTCAGCTTCAGTGTTCTTCTGCCACACCTTACGAAGATAAGGGAAGTGAGTCATCGTAGACTGATACGTTCCTAAGATAGTAGCTAATCTAACCTTACGTTCTAGGTCTTGCTTGGTGTCTGTAGATCTGACTACTACCTCAGACAGGTTACAGAACTGGTAGGGTCTCAGGATAATCTCTGAACATGGGTTAGTACCGTACTCAAAGTCTGTATCCCTACGTCCATTCTTCTTAGCTGTGTTGACAGCAGCCTCACGATTAAAGATACCTCGCTCACCACTGTGACTATGATACAAGCTGGTCCACTCGTTTAGGAACTGACCAACGTCAGGCTTGGTAGCATACACAGCAGAGTTGTTAGCCAATGCACGTTGAGGGTTAGCCTCCCACCACTGACCGACCTTAGCGTGACGCATCTTGTCATCCTCTAAGTCAGACAGTGAGATCATAGCTGAACGTCTAACACCACCCACTACAACAACCTCAGCCACCTTGCACATGATGTCATGACACTCTAGTGTGTTTAGCTTACGACCTGCTGCACCTTTAAACCTAGCAATAACAAACTTAAACAACTCATGTAAAGGTTCTGGTCCACTAGCCCTACCACCAAACGTCTTGAGTCTAGCGCCTGCTGGTCTAACCTTACTTGTATCCCACTTAGGTATCTCACCAGAGTACAACAAAGCAATGACCTGACGTAGTGACTTAGCCCAACCCTCTTTACTGTCAGGTACAACGATAGTTGTGTCAGAGTCAAACAACTTGTCAGGTATCTCAGGCAGCTTGTCAACATACTTATGCTCAACACTAAACCCTACACCAGTACCGCACAGTAGGATGTACATAGCCTCATCAAATGCTTTGGGATCATCGACAGGCATGTAGCTACAGTTGTAACCTGCTGTGTTGTCCCTGTCGAGTGCCTTACCTGCAGCCATGATAGCTCTCATAGAAGGCACAACCTCTAGGTTCTTGATAGCCTCACGCATCTCTGAGTCTGTCTCCATAGGCATGACATGGTTATGCTTAGTCTCCAGATGGTTCTTCATGAAGTCCATGTATCTATCGACTGTCTCAAACCAATCTTCCCTACGTCCTTCTGCTTCTACGAATCTGCAATACCTACTCTTCGCAATATACTCTTGATAAAAATCCATCAGTCTATTTCCTTTATAAGTTTATCGTAATTATCTTCTACTAAATCTTCAAATCTATTTAGTATATCAGATGAATTGAGGTCGAGTAGTTCTAGTACATCGACCTCATCCAACATGCTAAGTTTTTCTATGAGTTCAGAAATCGTTAGGTTCACGCTCGTTCTCCATATCTTCGTTAGTCATTACAACCAACGCAGCATACCCACCTATGTCATGCCATGAATCATTAAGAAGATAGTTTCCATTGAGAATCCTAGCCATCTTATTAGCAATCATGTCTAAACTTTCACGAGCATACTGTGGCATGTTATAATAGTTAGGTGATTGTCTCATCACTGCTTTGATGTCCTGACTAATCTGACCTACCACTTTGTACTGTCCGTACTGTCCTTCTCTTGCTGCTAGTGTATCTTTAATCTCCATACTGTTTCCTTAAATAGTTAATCGACACAGGCATCTCGTCAAAGCTACCATCGTTTACTTCGTTCAGCATCCAGACACCAGACCAACTACCATTAGTCTGAGGAGTTAGATAGTCCTCGTCATGTTGATAGAAGATACCAGCAAAGATACCAGTGATGCCAGCACCATCAGCCTTCTTACTAAAGGAGATAGCTCTGTCTTGAACGTGTCCCATTATACACGACATGTGTTTCTTTTGCAAGAGAAGATTAGGATTACTTACAGGTCTACCCATCACACCAGATGTGAAGTAATGGCTGTAAGCTATACCGTTAATGATAGGTACATCAAGAAAGTCTTTGACATCCCAGTTGTATTTCTTTAGATTGAAATCATCATAGCCTATCAAACCTTCTAGCTTTCTATCAGACTCGATAGCTCTGTCGATACGCTGTTCATGATTACCTATTAGAAATATCTTCTTAGGTTTCCATACCTTCTTCTTGTTAACCTTCTGTTTCTTTTGCTCATCAATGATAGGTTTCATGAACACATCCATAGCCTTGTTACCTGCTTCGATGTCATCGTTGTATGTCCTACCCTCGAATGCTTTCTTACCAATGTCATACACAGACAGGCTAGGCATGTCCCAGTGATCTCCTAAGTGGACAATCACATCAGGCTTAGTCTTAACTGCGTACTGACCTGCCCACTCTAAATGCTCAAACGAATGTCCAGGCTTACACTGTGTGTCAGGGATTACTAAATGTCTCATGCTGATCTCTCCAATAACTGTAAGTAATAGACCGCATCTACAACTACTAGAGGGTCTGACTTGTTTTGTTTAACTACTAACACAGGTTCTCTATCTTCAGGACAGTTGTCTTTAGCCTGAGAATAGAAAGCATATAAAGCCATAGACTCTCTTGACTTACACTCAACAGATATCTTTAGCTTATCACCTGCTAGTTGAGAGAACAAGATGTCCTCACCTCCAGCACCCATACTAGTAGACCTTACATCGTCTTTGGAAAAGGGAAAGAGTTCGAGGATTTGATCTCTGAACCATTGCTGTAACTTTCTTCCTTTCGCTTTTGCACTTTGGGTTTTGATGTCTTTCTCCTTATATCTAAAAATTTATTTAGACGGACTTTCTTTATCTTAGTGATCCAACCTTTAGGTATATGTAGCCTTGAGTTAGATTGTTCATTAGATAATGCAGCAGCAATACATATAGCTGAATCGTCTTCTGATACAACAAACCCCATGCTTAATACAGGATGTATGTTAGGCTTAACATTATCTTCCCAACCACAATCAGACAAAGCATCCCACCATTCTATATAAACTATTTCTGGAAATTCTTTGGTGTCCAAAGCTGCCCATATTTTCTTCGTATCCATAATAATTGCGCTCTCTCGGTTAGTTTATCAATGTCGTTGTCGTAAGCAGATAGAACCTCATCGAACAGTTGTTGTTCACCTTCGCAGTCTTGTAGTATCTTGGTGGCTTTTTTAATACCTATACCTTTAAGACCTGGAATGTTATCAACACGATCACCAGTTAGTATCTGCGTATAGAAGTTTCTTATACCATCTTCTTCCTTTACGTAATATAATTCTTGCTTAACAAAGTTGTAGTGCCAACCACGTAGCATGTCTAAGTCTTTATCAATAGACATGACACACGCACGATCTTCAGGTAGATCATAGACAGCAATGCCTATAGCATCGTCAGCCTCTTGACCTTCTACTAACTCAAAGCCCCACTTGCTAGTCAGGTACTCACGAAGTGTATCATAATGCACAGGCTTTCTAGCCTTAGCTCTGTTACCCTTGTAAGTAACCTCAGTAGCTATGTCTTGTCTGTAATTTGTCTTCCCTGTTATGAAACCAAAGTAAGCCTCAACACCTTCAACACTTAGTAGGTTGTCGATAAAGTGTCCCATCCTAGAGATGGCAAACTTCTCTTCTTCTGGATCATTAACGGAGAACCCTATCCTGTAGACTAGGATGTCCCCATCAATGAGGGCTGTTACATCCTGCATTGATGGGGCTTTCATTACAAGGCTTCCTCTAAGTTATCATCAAGAGCTTCACCATCAGCCTCATACACAATCAAGTCAGTGATGACTAGCTTATTGATACCTGCGGATACACCTGCCTTACCTTTGAACTGATAAGCATACGGTTTAATCCACGCTACTCCCTTTGATCCATTACCTACCTTACCTGATACACCTGAACCATCTGGCATCTCAGTCTTGATAGGAAACTTCTTAGACTTAGCTACAATATAGAAGCCTTTATCTTCCTTGCGCTTCACTTGAATACCTTGATCCTCTAGTGCAGCAACTGCACCATCAGATAGGTTACACAAATCAACCTGATACTTCTCAGACATCTGGTTGGGTGTGTCAAGGAAAGCCCACATGATATCAGCTTTTACCTTTATTGCTCTTAGATCTTGCATTGTACTTCTCCTTAGTGTGTTGCTGCCCAATTAGATCCTACTTTATACTCGCCATCGAGTGGACAACGTAGCCCTAGTGCGAGTCCTGCTTCCTGAATTGCCTGTATGCCAGCTTGACCTACAGATTCTGAAAGTTCTTTTGTCGTTTCTATCTGCCATTCATCATGAACATTAGCTACAAACGATGTATCCATTATACCACATTTTATCTTAGATTGCAAGAGTATCAAAGACTTTTTCATTACGATACTACCTGCTGCTTGCAACAAAGTATTGAGTGCAGAGTGTTGATGACGAACCTGTAGCTTACGTCCGTCAAGTCCTGGTAACCACCCACGTTTAGCTAACCTACTGACCTTGTTCTTCAAGGCAGACAGTGCAGGTGTGTTGTCGAGGAAGCTGGCTATTAACGAAGCACCTTCAGCTTCACCACCACCTACGATACTACCTATCTTAGCAGGACCAGCCCCATAAAGAAAAGCATAGATGAAAGTCTTTGCTTGATCCCTATCATTTAGACCAGCACTAATCATGTTCTTTGTATGGATGTCACCCTCTAGTATCTCTCGTGTGTACTCATCGTCACGCATGTAGTGTGCAAGCATACGTAACTCAAGACCACTAGCATCAATCCCTACAAGTACATTACCGTCCTCTACTGTCCAACACTCACGACACTCCTTACCAAACGGATTACCTACACGAGGAACCTGTGCCAGATTAGGTTTGCTGTGCGTCATCCTACCTGTCACTGCTCCGTTGGTGATGACCTTACAGTGAACCCTGTCGTTGTTATCTGCATGGTCAATCCATGATTCAACTTGAGCCAACCGTTTCTGTAACAGTAAGTATTCTGCAATGAGTCTAGCTTCAGGTAAGTCAATAGCTTGTAATACTTTCTCATCTACAATCACCGATCCTTTCTCTGTGTGTTTAGTTGGCTTCCAACCCATGACCATCAGACGTTCTGCTATCTGCTTACGTGACCCAGGGTTGAACACTTCTACTTTATCCTTCAGTCTTTTACCTGTCTTCTCACTGAACCTTACAGTTACAACAGGTCTGAAAACTTCTTGTAGTTCTTCCTCAATTTCGTGTAGTCTTTTCCTCCAACCTGCCAGAAGGAATAACGCTTTCTTAACATCAAGTTTAAATCCTTTCTCTTCTTGTTGTCTGATGATAACAGCGACATCATGCTCGATATCCAATGAGTCACCCCATACCAATAGATCATTGCTAAGACGCTTATGTAATGCTTCGGTAACAGATACGTCTTGTTTGCAATAGCTGACCATCTCTTCTGTAAGCCCACCATCAAAGTCTTTAAAGTCATCCTTGTAGTTTCCTAGTCTTTGACCCCAAGCTCTGAGAGAGTGACCTCCCTCCTTGTGTGGACTCAGTAGTCTTGACATGACTAGCGTGTCCTCCACACTGTGATGATCTGTGTTGATACCCCAGACTTTTCTTAGCACAGGCTGATCGAACCCTATTATATTGTGTCCTATCAACGTGCTTTTTTCTGTTAGGTATTCTGCTAATTGATCTTTCTCGTCCCATACTTTTATCTCCTTAGTTGTTAAGTCTTTAGTGACAGCACACCAGATATGCGTGGCTGTGCTGTTAGTCTCTATGTCAATGATGATTGATCTCATAGTACATCTTCCTCTTCGTCTTTACGTTCCACCATTCTACCAGAATCCAGGTCATAAAGCAAGCGACAAGCAGGACCAGTGAGTCCAGAGAATCTGTTCTTGAGTACACGTACATGAGTGGTATGTCTCTCAAGTGGATCATCATCCTGACCATTACGTTCCAGTCCAATCACTAGGTCTGATAGCTGTGCGATAGAACCAGAGCCACGTAATTGTGACAAAGATGTGGCAGCACCTTCCTCATGTCCCTTACCATCAGGTCTCTTGAGATGAGACACAACGAACAGTGAGATGCCACACTCAGCCACAAGCATACGTAGCTTAGTCATGATCTCATCAATAGACTTACGCTCATCGCCTGACCCTTGTGCTGACACGACTATGGACACGTGATCCAAAAACACGAACTTACACCCTAGACCTTTAGCGAGGAAGCGAACTCGACTCAGGATATTATCAATACTCGTTGACCCGAAGTGATCGAACAAGAACATACGACCTGTGCCTAGCGTAGCATCAAACGACTGACGCAACTCGTCAGTGCTGTACTCTACATCAGGTAGGTGTAAGGGTTTGTTAGCATGAAGAGACATGATAGAACGTGCTGTCTTGTTGGTTGATTCCTCCAAGAACATCAGCCCTATGTTGTGGTCTGTGTTGTTAAGCACATGCCACACTAACTCTCTTACGAACTGTGACTTACCTAGTCCTGACCCTGCTGTGATAGTCACAAGCTCCTCACGTATACCATACGACAGCTTGTTCAGACCCATGAATGGGTAGTCAACAACGCTCTTCTCGACAGGCTTAGATACGCTTTCCCATAGTGTAGATCCATCAATGATACCGTCTGGCACATAGCGTTCGGACTGCCACCACTTCTCAAAGAATAACTTCTCATCTCCTCGACTCAAGTAATCGCAAGCATCCTTGAACTCAGACGTACACTTGAAGACCTTGATCTTAGATCCAAAGACATCAGCTATCTGCTTCGATGCTTCGTGTCCTTGAGTGTCGTTATCCATGAACACAACGATAGAGTCAAAGCTATCAAGCCATTCATAGTGTTTACGTATGTCCACACCTGCTGACCCTGATCCATTCCTGATTGATACAACAGGGTACTTACTACCTAGCATCTGGTAGCAAGCAAGAGCATCCATCTCACCTTCAACTACAGTTACGTACTTACCTCCCTTGTTAAACAACTGTTGTCCAAACAGACCTCCGTCTCTCCAATCACCTACGGTAGAGAACTTCTTATCTGCTATGCTTCTCTTCTTGTAAGCAACTACATCGTTGTCCTTGTGATAAGGGAACCAGTAGTTGTTACTATCTTGAACAACACCATACTTCTCACATGTTGCTTTGGTTATTCCTCTGCTGATGATGGTCTTAGACATAGCACTATCGTCTGGTTCCACCAGTTTAGTAGACATGAGTGTCATCTTATTCCTTTGTGGTTGATTGTTGTCACCTGTCCAATGCCTAGTCTTACATGAGAAACAATACGTTGAGTTCTCGTAGTAGGTCAAAGCATCTGACGAGCCACAGTCATTACATGGTTGATGTGTTTTTATTTTATTCATAATAAATAATAATCTATAATATAATTAGTAATAACTTAAACAACTAAGTCATAGTTTAGCATACTTTTTTTAATCTGTCAAGTTTTTCTTGTACTGATCTGACTGCAAGAAGAACTGAATAGCATACCCTCGTTTGTTAAAAGCAGACTGTAACCTATCGACAATGAAGTCAATAGGGTACTCGTCTCCCTCTATTGAGTTAACTAAATCAGATAGCAACCCTTCATGATATGCTTCCTCTTGTGCCACTGTCATCTCGTACTCGTGTCCATCTTGATCGTAGTATTCGTCATCCATTTGTTTCTCCTTTAGTGGTCATCGACAATAATATTTTCTATACCATAGAACATGTCTGCTGTGTTCTTACTATCAAGCTCGTCAGGGTACTGCGTGTCTGACTCATGTAAGTAGTTTAGATTACCCATTACATTAAGATCAACAGACTTAGAACAATCTAAACACAGGTCAACAAACTCTTCTGATGATTCAGTTTTCATACTACTCTCGTAGTTGTTTAACACTTTGTTACATGCATTGCATCTCATCATCCTTCTCCTAGTTCGTAATTAAAAGTTAACGCTTTCCATGAGTAAGGGTATAGTCTACCACACTCTTCATGTATACGCAACGCTACTTGCATGGTTTCTTTTTGTGCATCATCTCCTGTGCGTAGACTACACACACGTGAGAAAGCAAACAGACTACCAGACCAGTACCATTCAGTCATCATCGACTGTGGTAGTACAGCCCTCGCTTGCTCCTCACACACGCCCAAACCTAGCAACTGATTGTATGCCATCGTGCATTTGTCATGAACCTCATCCAACATATTCGTGGCGTGGTTGTCATGCTCTAACTTACCACCAGACCCTTGCTTTTTATCCTCTGTGGCTTGTCTCCAGCCTCCTGACGGACTCCAATACTCAGGGGTATACCTGACATACCTTCGACTGATTTCATTCCAACACAGCCCCACCTGATGCTTGCCAAGCTGACGCGCTACAAAGATAGGTGCCTTGATCCTGAACTGCAAGAAGCAATGCGCGAAGGGTGACCAGTGGTTGTACTTAGCTAAGTATTTTATCAACCCATAGTCACCTTGTTCTACCTTCATGTGTTGCTTGTTGAAGCTGACACGAGCAGCATTTACCACAGTCAAGTCGCTACCCATATGGTCTAGTAACTTAACCTCCATCATACTATCCCCCTCGGAGGTGCGTCACCCTCATCACAACGTGGTTGTAACTCCTCAGCATTCTCTTGAACGACAACACATTCCCATTCAAAGAAGTCATCAAACGTTCCGTCTTCTGCAAGTGCTATTGCATCGTCATAACTCTCAGCCTGTACCTCTTTGGTGTACAACAGTTCAACATATAATTTATAACTCTTCATCTTATAACCTCCTCAGTAATAGTATACGAACGCTTAACAATCTGATACTTATCATCAGAACCCTTGAACATCTCGTCATGGGCTAAGTCTCTCAAGAATTTAATAGCTTCCTCCTCCTCATCAAAAGTTAATACTGCCTCTATACCTCCATCCTTTTTTGTTACCTTGATAACGTACTCATTTGTGACTACCTTCATACCCTACCTCCCATCAATCCAGAGATTAAATAATAACAGATCCACACATAACATGCAAGACCCACCCACAACCAACGCTCTAATTTACTCATGCTCTACCCCTATATCTCATACACTTATTCGACAACGCTAATAGCCCTGTCCCAATACAACCTGTTAAGCTCTGACTTTGGCATGACCTCCATGCCTATCTCTTGACGTAGTATCTCCTCATCTGTAAGCCCCTCTGTAAGGTCATCAAGAGCTTCACACGCCCTTATCTCCTCCTCATATAGTGTACCCCTATCACCCACCCATACAACGTAGCCTCCTGCCTCCTCAGTAGCCTCGTTGAATATCGCATCTCCGTAATCGTACTCACTCATATCATTAGCCCTTTAATAAAGTAATGAACAACCACCACCACGCACACCGCACGTGGTAGCATCCATAAAAAATCTTTAATCATAACTCTACTTACTCCTTAGACGTTGGCAATTCAGTTTATCGGCTTCAATTAACCCATTAAGAAAAGCCATCATTTCATTTCCGCTAACCCTGTGATGAATATATTTTGAGTCTAAGGTTAACTGCCATCCGCGTTTATAATAATTCATTTCATAGTCCAGTTCTAACTCTTTGTTAGACTCAAAACCTAACAGCCAGTTAACCTCATTTAATTTTTTGAATAACGTTTGTTTCATTTTTTATTTCTCCTTTATGAGTATTGTAATTGGTAATTGTAATTTTCTTCAACCAGTTCTTTAATGGTTTCAAACATCCATCTTTCACCGTCTGGTGTTCTTCTCGGTAACTCGTGTAAAATATCTACTACTACTTGAGCCTTACTAATGTCACCATACACTGCTCGCTCTACTGCATCAATTAAAACATTGTGAAATCTTTCATCGTTGTTAATCCAAAGTGCTGTATTCCAATGCGCTCGTGACTCGTATCCGTTGTAAGTTGTCATTTTTATTTCTCCTTTATGCTTCGTCTGTTTGGTTAATATTAAATACTGTGAAATACTTGGGAACTTGTGCCATCTTTAACTCTCCCGTTTTCTTGTTTCTCTTCTTGATTGTTACGACTCGCATAAGTCCAATTCCTTTTTCTCCTTTTCTAACTTGTCTCCCTACCTCTTGGGCTTGTTTATACGTTAAGAAACGGGGGTCATCGTATCCGCTCATTGATAGAGCGACAAAGTTTTTTCCTGTATATGGTTGTTTTGTAACATAATTTAGCATTTTACTTTTCCTTTTTGGTTATTAGATATGCTTCATTTACTATAAATTTTGGTGCTTTGCCTCTGTATTTCTTGTCGATCCAATCATTATACACCCCATCAACTAAGCACGCAACATGATTGATTGAGCCATGAAACCTAACGTAATACGTACCCTTGTTGTATTTCTGGGCAAATTGATTAGCGTTCAACCCTACTGTTCTAAATCTGCCACTTCTTGTTACCTCTAAACTACTATTATATATCCGCTTAGAACTATAACCAAACGCTTCAAGCGCTTCGCGTTGCGTTGGATAACCTGCCCCACGCCTGAATTTTCGCCCATGCTTTGATAGTTTACGTTGGCAACGTTTGAACGAATAGCCCGTGACTGTTGCCAATGCGTTGACTGTACAAAAACCAGCATCACCGAGCTTGTAACCTGCGTCACGTAAAATTAAATAATCTTGCATTGTAAAACCTCCTTTTGTTAATGCGTCTAACGCTTTATGCTCTAAAACGCTAGAGGCATTAGCCTCACACTATAACAAATTTCTAAGGGCTTTCAGTCTCTCAAGCGTTCGCGCCCCTATGTTATCGTGTAAAGCTTTGTGCCTTACTTTGTTCGGGACTGATCATCATTAATGATTACATTGGCTCAATTAATGAACTCTGATTCTGCCCGTCCCGAATGATTTTAATTTGGACTAGTTAGAAAACTTACGCAGGCTTTAAGGCTCCGGCTCCACCGCCAATGCGGTTTCTGCTCTGCGTCTAACTAGTGATCAAGGTTATTGCTCACTCGGTATGATTAGAACGATATAGAAACCTTCGCGACGTGTCAAGCATTTTTTTAATTATTTTTAAAATAAATTTTTATCGCTTATTCCCAAAGATGAAACACGCGCGCGCATGCGTTATATATACCGATGAAATGATATGTTATAACATAACCTACCCTACCTCTCGGATGTTTTAAATATGCACCCCACTTCATATATTCTTTTCACATTATGAAATTACTTATCAGGTGCATCAAGAAGAACGCGCATGTACGTGATCCTTATGACGCGCATGTTC